GACCCACTCCAGAAAGCGGCGAAGGATTTAACGAAGGTGACCAAGAAAAAGCAGGCTGGTGGACATGATTTTATGAAAGCCGTCAAGAAAGGCTCGAAGCTGTCTTCTGGTTGCCCTGAGTGCCGCGCGCCTCATGGTCATCGAGTAGGATGTTTATTGGGGGTGAAATGATGCTAACATCTGAAGTTTCTTGGTATCTTGGCGAGGATCGTGCGATATATGTCAGGTGGAAGTTTCTCCAAAAAAAATGGAGGCGCATAGCTACCACTGTGTCGGACACGAAGATTTGCACTTACTTGGACGATGAATTGCGGTTTGTATCATATTTTTCGGGCTGATTGGCGCAAGGGCGTGAAGCCGATACCGAAGGTGAAGGACAAGAAGAAGGGGGGCAAGCAATAATGTGGGCATTTAATCAGTTTCCAGCAAAGATTAGTTTTTCAGAAGACAGGCCGGATGCACCGATTTATGAGGTTGAGGTCTTTGGAATTTTAAATCTACCTCCTACTGTTTCAATGGTAATTTTCAGAGAAATCAGTCTTTGGACTTTCACCATAACAGGTGAAATAACCATGCTCCCGGTTGATGAGTTTGAAAAAAAGTTTGAGAGGTTTAATCTTGTGGACGAATAAGGGGGGCATGACCTTCCCGCTCAGCATTCTAATAGGCAACAGCAATTAAAAATGGGGGAAAATATAAAAACAGTTTCACCGATAGCTTTTAATGGCTGGAATACAAGCCTTGCTCAACTGTTTGGCTCTGGCCCGAAGTTTACGATTACCTGCGGTGCATGTGGTGGAACATTTAAAAAGCGGATACCAATGATTTCTAACCCCGGAATTTGTTGCCCGTATTGTAGGGCCATTAATCAGCTACCAATAGAAATAACAAGTGGTGGATGACATAAACCCGATAACCAAATCGGACCAGGCGGGGAAGAAAAAGGAATGATTGATCCAACTGACGAATAAATAATTTTAATCCCTTACCGGCCAGTGAGGGGAAGTGACAAATCAAGGAGTAATACGGACTCCGTATCGGTGAAAGCCGGTCTGTATTGCTCCTTTTTTTGTTTTCATTGAGGGAAGATGCCGAATTCAGCCGAAAATTTACCTGACCCTGAAGACTTCGCGAGGATGTTGGTGGAGAAGTTTCAGCCGGAGGTTGTAGGCAAGGCGCTTTCAGGGATGGGGGGTTATAGCCACTACCAGGGAGACCCTATAGGCTTCGGAGAGCAGGAATTGGGGGAGACCTATACCGACGATGTTAAACTAATGATGGAGTCGGTGAGGGATAATGAGATTACGATTGCGGTGTCAGCGAACGCGACCGGGAAAACCCACGGTGCTTCGAGGGTTGCGGTTTGGTTTTATAAGGCATTTCCCGATTCTCAGGTTTATACGGGTGCGGCCCCCCCTGAAGACAACCTTAAAAAGCTGTTATGGGGTGAAATTGGGCACACAATTCATCTTCATTCTGATTTATTTAAGAGCGACACGCACACGAACTTACACCTTGAGCGTCACGCGAAATCGTTTTTAACCGGCGTTACCATCCCTTCAAGCGGAACCTCGGCACAAAGAGAGGCGAAGTTTTCAGGAAAGCACGCGCCGTACCTTCTGTTTATTATAGATGAGGGCGATGCGGTGCCGGACGAGGTATATCGTGGGATTGAGTCGTGTATGTCCGGTGGCCACGTTCGATTATTGATAATGTTCAACCCAAGGGCAGAGGTCGGGGAAGCCTACCGGATGATTAGAGACGGCAGGGCGAACATTGTTTACCTGTCAGCGTTTAATCATCCAAACGTAATGTCCGGGGAAGATGTAATTCCGGGGGCGGTTACGAGAGACACGACCGCAAGGCGTATCAACGAGTGGTGCAGGCCGGTGGTTGGGGACGAAGAAATTGACGAGTCTGTAAGTTTTGTGCTGCCGGAATTCATGGAGGGTATTGTTGCTAAAAACCAGGCGGGAGATTTTTTCCCCCCGCTGGCCCTTGGAAAGTACAAAATTACCAATCCGGCGTTTTCATACATGGTCTTGGGTAGATATCCGGCGCAGGCTGAAAATCAGTTGATTTCTAAAGAATGGATTTTGGCTGCGAGATCGAGATGGGACACATATGTTGCGGCCAGGGGCGAGGTTCCCCCGGATCACATTCATGGAATTCAAGGGCAGGACGTTGCGGAGTTGGGCGGGGATTCTAATGTAGCGGTGTTCAGGTACGGCGGGTATGTCGAAAGGCCGGTCACATGGGGCGATATTGACCTGATGAAAACCGGAGAGAGGGCATCGAAAGAATGCCTTAAAAGAAAAATTCATAACGTAAACGTGGATGCGACCGGCGTGGGTGCCGGGGTAGCGCCCCACATGAAAACCCTTGGATGCTTTGCGGTTGGGGTTAAGGTTGCGAACACTCCGACAGAAGAAACCGAAATGGGCGTGTTTAAGATCCTGAGAGATCAATTATGGTGGTCGGTCAGAGAATGGTTGAGATTAGACCCTATTGCGATGCTGCCGCCGGATGATTTGTTAGTCGAGGATCTTCAAACCCCGACTTACGAGATCAGGAACGGCAAAATCAGGGTGATGCAAAAGGATAAGATGAGAGAATTGCTAAAGAGATCCCCCGACAGAGGGGATGCGCTTTGCCTTACGTTTTATCAACCTACTTTACTGTTTCCGGGGTTATGAAAAATGACACGCGAAGAAAAAGACTTGCATGAAAAAAAGGTTTTGGAAATGCTGATTCCAGCACTCAGTAAACACCTTACTGCGCGGGAAGGGTGGAAGTTTTTGGACACGGTAAATTCTATTCTTTTTGCGTCGGGGTCTCCGTGGGTTTATATGCTTTTTGGAGACGGTATGGGCGTTATTCTTGCAGACAGCTTGAGGATTGCCGGGGATGCTATAAGAAAAGCAGAGGGTGTTCATGGAAGCTCTATTGGTTGGAATCAGGACACTTTTAAGGAATTATGAAAAAAATAAAGCAAGCCACCAGAGAAGGCTCTGAAATTCTAATTCACTTCGAGAGCGAAGATGAAAAAGAAAAGCCGATGGTTTGCAGGTCAATTCGGGGAGGTCTGACATTTCCGAGTGCCGAATCCCCCGGATATCTCATGGTTGTGGGCCAAACACCCATTATGAATATTAAACGCAAGAAACCGATCGTGATTTTCCATGAATTCGAGACCGAACTGCCAACGAATTTATATGACGAGGTTATAAAATGCGCCAGAAAATACCTGTGTTGGGATTATTTCGCTGATTTTAACATTAATTCCAGAGAACTGTACGAGAGCTTTGAGGAATACATGACCAAAAGAGACATGAACCGCATGTCCTTAGAGCCCCCGTCACTGACAGACTGGAATACGAGTATTTTGCTGACTCAGGAATGGATAGGCGACAAGTCCTTGACGATACCTTTTGGTGGAATTGTTCACGACCAGCTAAAAAGAATGACGCGGGAAGACAGAAAAGACTCGCGCAAGCCGTTATTTCATGCTGCCAACGCCCTGAGATGCGTTTTGGGCAGCTTTGTCGAGGAAAGAGTGTCAGTGGGTGGACCGATACCGGCAGGGAGCTATAAATATGATTAAGGATAACCAATGCAAGTAGGCAATGTTCCAGAACAGGGTGTAAAACAGGACGTAAAAGCCGCGGGGCTTATCCGGTTTGTCGGTAATGAAGAAATAGACCGTAACCGTGAAGACGAGATGAAGGCCCAAAGAGAGCAAAACCAGCCGGTAATTTTAGGATTGGCAAGCCATGTTCGTCAACGGTGGAGTGCCGCACGGGACGCCAAGAACGATATTGAAAAACAAATGAGGACCAATCTTCGCCAACGCAAGGGCGAGTACGAGAAGGACGATTTAGCTAAAATTCAGGCACAGGGCGGGTCCGAGGTTTTTATAAACATTACCAACGTAAAGTGTCGGGCCTCCGAATCATGGCTGTACGATATTCTTCTTCCCCCAGGAGAAAGGCCGTGGTCGGCAGACCCTACCCCCATTCCAGACCTACCGCAGCAGATTGAACAGTACATTCAGCAAAAAGTTACAATGCAGTTTCAGGAAGCAATGGCGGTTAATCTGGAATTGGGGGCTAACCCACTTGAAGTTCAGGACCAGCTACAAAAAGTTAAGGACGATGTTTTAAAAGAACTCCGTGACCGCGCCAAGAAGGATTCCGATAAATTAGAGGCCGAGATTGACGATGAGTTGATAGAGGGCGGGTGGTATCAGGCGGTAAGAGATTGCATCCC